GCGGCCCATACTTGTGAGGCCATCCCAGAAACTCATGGCAGTAGCCAAGCAACTGGCAGCCCTACGGTTTTTGTAAATGGTGTGGCGTTAGCAAGAATTGGCGATTCGATCGCCTGTGGAAGTTCTAACGCCACGGGCAGCGGGGATGTTTATGTCGACTGATTTAGAAGTCTTAGAATCTTGGTGGAGCGAGAAACTGCAAAAACAGTCGGGAATTTTGCCCTTATGGTGGTCGCAAAAAGTGGGATCGATCGGCGAGATTGTGATCGATGAAAATGACATCCACCAAGCAATCAGCATAATTTTACTCACCCGAAGACGGCAGGATATCCACCGCCCAGATTTTGCCTCTAATTTATCCGACTACCTAGACCATCCCATTCCATCCGCCCGACCTCATGTAATTCGAGAAAGCTACCAAGCGATCGGCAGATGGGAGCCAAGAGTGGTTCTAGATAATATCCTTGTCAGCTATCCAGAAATATCTCAGTTAACAATGACAGCTGAGTGGCGCTTAAAAAATAATCTTAAATTTTCAGCCCGAACAAATATAAATTTTTAATTAAAACAGATGACCACCACCTTACCCCGCCCGTTTTTCATTGCCACGGATCCCAAGGTAATTGAAGCCAGACTAGAAAGCCTGTGGGAACAAATTACCGGAAAACCATTACTGCCGGGGCAGCCAGAAAAACTATTTATAAATGTTTTAGCCTACGTTTTAACGCTGCATAAAGTTGAAGTGCAATCAGTCGGGGAGCAAAGTCTGGTGAACTATTCCACCAGCTCACGATTAGATCATCTAGGGGTGCGGTTAGGGGTTTCTCGACTGCCCGCCGCTTTTGCTCGAACCACTTTGAGATTTTATCTAACTAACGTCCTTGGTTTCGATCTGCTAATTCCTTCAGGCACTAGGGCAGGAATTGACGGCTCGCCTATCGAGTTTGCGGCGATCGCTGATTTAGTAATCCCGGCTGGGCTATTATTCGGGACGGCGATCGCCGAGTCTAAAGTTTCTGGACTAGCAGGGAATAATTTTGCAATCAACCAAATCAATAAAATTCCTGCGGCGATCGCCTTTGTCCAAACCGTGACCAACCTAAGTATCTCTAGCGGCGGTGCTGATATTGAAAATGACGATCGATTAAGGGCCAGAATTAAATTAGCTCCTAATGCTTTCTCAGTTGCGGGCCCGATCGGAGCTTACCGATTTCATGCAATGACCGCCGATCCTTCAATTATCGACGTGTCTGTCACCTCACCCGCTTTCAATGGTAAGGTTTTTGTCTATGTCCTCACAGCCACTGGCATACCCAGCAACGAAACCCTCCAAAAAGTTTTTCAGGCTCTGAATAACAAACTCATCAGACCCCTCACAGATGATGTCGCTGTTCTAGCCCCGACCCCGGCAAATTTTGTTATCAATGCCGGAATCACATTTTTAGCTGGGGCGGATGCAGCAAGTCTGGAACCATTAATAAATCTTGCAGCCCAAAAATACGTTCAAGTTTTACGATCGAACCTAGGGCAAGACATCGTCCCTAGCCAGATCGTGGCGGTACTATCCCTGCCCGGCGTGTACTCCGTCCAGTTGAATGCTCCGGGTTATCAGCTTCTAGATAATTCTCAATGGGCCAACTGTACCGCCATAAATATCAATCTGATCGGAGTCCAGAATGGTTAATTATCTGCTCCCCCCGGCTATTGATGATGAGAGATTTAGAGCATTTCTGCAATCAATTCTAGGAGAGCTAGAGGCGATCGATCTGGGAGTTTTAGAGGTCTGGGATTTTGACAATGTCCATAGTTCTGTTCTACCCCATCTAGCAGAGGAGTTAAATGTCATGGGCTACAGGGGGTGGCTCTTAGCTGATTCTGAAGCCCAAAAAAGAGAATTATTAAAGCTGGCGATCGAATTACATAAACACGCCGGAACTCCCTATTCTATTGAACGATCGCTTAAGGCTGTAGGATTTCTAGCGGCGGTGGTCATTGAGAACCCAGTCAGGGTTTTTAGATATGATGGGCTATTTAATTATGATGGTTCGATCGTAGCGTTCGGGCTGAATAATTACCTGACCTATGATGGGCAGGGTTTAGTTGATTCAGTCTTTGATTATAATGGGCTATTTAATTATGATGGTTTCAAAACCTACGGAGAAAACCAGTTCGGGTTCCTGTATAACGGTCGGTTTAATTATGATGGTTTAGCTTCGGGCAGCCGGTTGCCCTATTCTTTTGATGTTGATCTAAATATCGGAGACAAAGCCCTAACGACCGCAAACATAGATTTAATTAGTAGGCTCATTGAAGAGTGGAAGAATGCCCGATCGCACCTGCTAGACATTTTCTTCAGCTCCACACCCGCAGCAAATATAAATATTTCCGATGCTTTGGAATTATCCCTAACCACTAATCTTTTATATGACCCCATGGCAGCAAATCTTTACAATGGGTCGCTTTTATATAATGGGGCGGAAGTCTACAATTCCCGCCCGTTCGTTAAGTATGACGGCAGGTTTTTCTATGATGGTTTCATCTCAGGCGCAATCGAGACCCTCTAGATTTTCTGATCCTGATCAAGCGGAAAACTACCGCCGCTCTAAGTAGTCTTAAAATTATTGAGGTTTTTAATGTATCTGCCGCAGTCGATCGGGATTTCAGGAGTTTTCAATTTAGATATTTATCAAGGTGAGTTCCTAATCTCTAGAGAAGTTAGTCGAAATCTGGTAGTTGATTCTGGACTAAATACGCTTACCGATCTACTGCGGGGGATAACTTTTGAGCGATCAATCGCCATGATCGGCTTCGGCACTAATGGCGATCCGACTTTGCCCACTACCGCCGCACTCACTAACCCCTTTCTGAAATTGCCAGAATCGATCGATCAAGAGGGGAACGGTCGATTAGAGATTAAGTGGGAATTAGGGTCGGGGGAGGCGATCGGGAAAGACATCCGGGAATTTGGGCTGATGACTGCGAACGGATTACTTTTTGCAAGAAAAACTAGAGACATCTTGCAGAAAACAGCTGCGCTCACGCTCCGTGGTACTTGGGTTATCCAGTTGACGGCGGTGGTTTGATTATTTTGCTTTAACCAACTTTTAGGACTTTATATGGCGAATCTCACAGAAACTAGCACATTCCCGGTAGGAGTTTATCAGCTTGAAAGAGGCGACCCAGTCGACGCCGGGGTGGGCGGATCAGGAATTGCTAATTTGCAAGCTACCCAACTAGCAGCCCGGACTAGATTTGTAAAAGATGTTCTAGATGCAGCCGGGCTTGATCTTACAAATACCAGTCTTAGAGTCCCAAATTTAGTGATCGCCGCCCTACCCCCCGCCGTTGCTAATGCGCGGAAAATCTTCTTCGCCACGAATGCCAACGCCGGAGCTGGGTCTCTAGTTATCTCGGACGGTACAAACTGGATAGATGTTAGAACGGGTTTAACTGTCAGCACTACCGCCACATCTGTTACCACCGGAGCAACCACCAGCACATCAGGAACGGTTATTCTAGCCAGTAGTGGAGAATCAATCACCGGGACTGATCAAAATAAGGCGATCACACCTTTTACGCTCCAAGCCAAGATTAACGCTATCCCCTCTCTTGGAGCAGCGACCACCAGCACACAAGGAACGGTGATTCTTGCCAGTAATGGAGAGGCGATCGCCGGGACTGATCCCAATAAGGCAATCACGTCATCTACTCTCCAAGCCAAAATTAACGCTATCCCCTCTCTTGGAGCAGCAACAACCAGCACATCAGGAACGGTTATTCTAGCCAGTAGTGGAGAATCAATCACCGGGACTGACCCCAATAAGGCAATTACCGCTTTTACGCTCCAAGCCAAGATTAACAACGCAATCTCCCCAAATGCCCTAGCGGGGATATGGCCATCGATCGACGCAGCCGGGGGACAATTTGCCAGAGTCAATCCCGGCGGTACAGCATTCAGCTACACGCTAGAGGATACCGCCCGATTAATCACAGTAGTTGGGGCATCCTTTGCCGCCCTGCCAAATCGTTATCATTTCTTCACTTCAGCTTGCACAGTCACCCTGCCAGCAAACCCCCCAGAAGGCACATTTATCGCATTCTTTAATGCCCAAACATCTGGGACTATTACCATCTCTGCTACGGGTACCGATGCCCACAACGCTACCCTAGGGCAAAATCTCAGAGGTAATCTAATCTATTCGGCAGGGAACTGGCGAAACGTAGGATTCTCCAACGGGGCTTTTGTGCCTAGTGGTAACGCTGCATTTATCTACACAGGCGCTAACCAAAACTGGGTAGTCCCGGCTGCGGTCACTTCCGCTACTGCATTAGTCTGGGCTGGTGGTGGTGGTGGTGGTGACGCTGTTGGAGGAGGTTCTGGATTTGTGCAAGCCACTTTCACGACTACCCCCGGCGAAACTTTAATTATTCTCGTCGGACAAGGGGGGCATTCGCTTACCACCACCACCACCGGCAATAGTGCGAGTGTTTTTGGTGGTGGTGGGCTGGCAAACCGAAGAACTTCCACC